GAAAACAAGTCCCAGTTGATGAGTTACGACAACATCAACATCCTTGACGCTTGTTTTGAGATGGCAAAGAAATGGGATTGCGAATGCTGGGTGACTGAAAACATCATCCATTTCGGGCGTTGTGAGTCCGGCGATGCGGTGATTTTCGAGATCGGGAAAAACGTGCAGGAAATGTCACAGTCAGAATCCCGGTCCACCTATGCCACCCGTATCTACGCTTTCGGCTCAACAAAGAATATCCCATCTGACTACCGTCCGGTTGATGAGACCGTGGTTGTGAACGGTGTGGTGCAGCGCAGGCTGATGCTTCCCGAAGGCACTCCTTACATTGACGCTTATCCTGATATGACTACCGAGGAAGCCGTCGAGCAGGTGGTTATCTTCGATGAAGTCTATCCCCGAAGAACGGGCATCATGTCGGATGTCACCACTATCGAAGTGACGGACAAGGTGGAGAATGAGGACGGCACAACCACCGAGGAAAAATGGAATGCCTACCGCTTTAGGGACACGGGTGTTAACTTTTCCGAGAAATATATCCTCCCCGGTCAGGAGCTGAGGATACGTTTCGCGTCCGGGCTTCTCAACGGTTTGGAGTTCGCCGTGAAGTTCAATCCTGAGGGAAAGCCGGAGAAATTGGAGGATGGCGGATGGAACCCTGA